GCCAGTGCCGCCAACGGCTCCGGTAGATCCAGTAGACCCAGTAGAACCAATTCCGCCAGTGCCTCCCGTAGCTCCAGCAGATCCAGTAGAACCAATTCCTCCAGTTCCGCCAACGGCTCCAGTAGACCCAATCCCGCCAGTGCCTCCCGTATCTCCAGCAGATCCAGTAGACCCAGTAGAACCAATTCCGCCAGTGCCTCCTGTAGCCCCAGCAGATCCAGTAGAACCAATTCCGCCAGTGCCACCAGTAGCTCCAGTAGACCCAATCCCGCCAGTGCCTCCTGTAGCCCCAGCAGATCCAGTAGAACCAATTCCGCCAGTGCCACCAGTAGCTCCAGTAGACCCAATCCCGCCAGTGCCTCCTGTAGCCCCAGCAGACCCATCGCTTCCAGAAGTTCCAGATGTACCAGATGTACCAGATGTGCCGCTCGACTTTACCCAAGCGCCATTTATTTTCAGATACTCAAACAGCGTATCTGATGCTTTATAAATTGCGCCGTCTAAGACTTGAGATAGCAGAATGTTTTTTTCTGCATCTAGTCCATAGAACCTGTCTCCTGCATATCTTGTGATAGCCATATTTTATTCCAGTACCTTTCTAAAACTTCCGGCAGAGCCAGTTGTTCCAGTATTCCCAGTAATTACACTTCTTTGTTTTCTATAAGAATATATAGTATCAGGATCTTCAGAAATATACTTGTACAAAAATGAATTGTAATTTCTATTTGCTTGAACAGATGTCAATTTTGTATTGTATATAGCCACCTTATAAATATACCCTTCGAAATAATTAGGCACAAAAGAAGTAATTGGATAACTTCCAAAACAAACCTTTGCTGCCGCGTTATCTACAAGCAGAGAAACATTTTCGCTGTATTTGTAATTATATTTGGCATTTGGTTTAGGGAATCCTGCTTGAGTTGTTAAGGAAGAGTCTAAAAAGTTTAGTACAGCTTTATTATTTACAGTAGTTAACAAAGAATAATTCCCAAAAACTGGAGAAGCTGATCTATAAATATAATAACCAAAAGCATTATCTACTATTGACCAGCTCAAATTAACACCTTTGCTCGCTAGGTCATTCACAGCAGCAATTGGATTGGAAGCTTTGGATTCTCCATTTGCGTCGAATGAAGATATGCAATAAAAGCTTGTATTGTTGGCCCCGACTCCTAGATTGCCAATGTTTCCTACGTTTCCTGAGTACAATCTTTGTGTCGTAAAATTTAAATTGCTTGGTGGCTGTAATGTAGTTAAGATAGTTACTGCCGCTTCTTTTCCATTGACATAAATATTTACTTTTAAGCCCACCGCTAAGTAAGTATTTACCGTAACAGTTACATTATATAGACTGCCAACATTGATCAATTGATCAGTAAAGCCAGAAAGCACTTCGCTGCTTGGAGAAGTAAATCTAAAATATACTCTACTGTCTTGAATGAATATCAATTGAGGATACCCTTCATTTTCTACAAAGTAATCGCCCTCAACAGAGCTAGATCTTGAAAATAAATAAGCTTTTTCAAATGATGCAGCAGTTTGCTTAAACCAAAAATCATAAGTTTGTGTCGCGGCGCTGCCTATAGAGAAAGTTTTTGTTTTATTGTATTTTAAATTTATGTCTACTAGCCCGCCTTCATTAGTATTCGTTCTGTTGCCAAATAAAATATAAGCATTGCTATCAAACATAGCATTTGCTAAATTAGAATTATTGTCTCCTCCTGTTGCGTCGATAAATCTTCCAAAAGGAGAGCGAGAAGACGAAGTGAATTGTGTTGGATGCACTACGCCAGCGAACATTTTTTTGTTCTTCTCGAACTGCATGTTCTTATATAAAATATATCCACCATTTAAATTAGCTGGAGTAAGTTGCCCTCTTGTGGGATCAAAGCAAACTGAATAAGACTCTGAAGTAGTAGTTGCACCAGAAGAACCAGAGCTTCCTGAAGACCCAACATTGCCAGAGTTTCCAGTATTGCCAGCATTATATCCTCCAAGAATATTTACTTTGCCGCCAAAGTAGCTAGAAGATGCTCTTCTTGAGTTATAATAAAGAACAGAAGGAGAATCGTAAGGAACATTAAAAATTGCATACCCATCAAAGCCTTCATTTCCATAATAAGAAAATCCATTAGAGTAAGCATTAGATCCGCCACCAGAATTTGCAGTTGTAGACAAATAAAATTCATCATTTATATTTGATAAATTAGATTGCAGGAATACATATGTTGCTCCTTTATATAAATTGACTGCTCTGCCTTGAACATTTCCAATTAAGAACCCATCAGAAGATCCTGTCGCATAATAAGGATGCTGTGAGGTTTTTGGTGCTACAGAAACTTCATAAAAAATTGCATTGCCGCCGAAATTATTAGTGACAGAAGGAACATATATTTTATCGCTGATAGTTTGCCAAGTTCCCTTCTTATCAAAATCATAATATCCAGTCACTGTTGCAAAACTGCCTGTTAGATTTGGAGTCAAGCTAACTACTGGCGCAATTCCAGTTCTAGGATGACCAGTGGCAACGTAAACTTCTGTAGAATAGGAGTAAGTTTCTCCTCTTGTTATTTTTATTTGGAATCCATGCCTATTGCTGACAGAATCTGTTTGCCCAGAGACATAATTGTATTTATATATGGAGTCTGTAGTTTTATAGTCTCCAGTAGCATTGTCAAAAAAAGTTCCTTGCCCAAAATTATTATTATAGTAATCTAGTTTATAGAAATGTCTTCCTGTATCTGCTGGTTTAATTATGAATCCAGCATTGCCAGTGGGTTGAGTAAATAAATTGACTGTTGGCTCCCCTTCGTAAGAGTTGCCAAAAAAATCATACAGCAAAACACAAGAACTTGCGGCAGAATCTAATGATCCATAGACTTTTTGCATATTAATAATTTCCTGTGTAGATCATAGAACTGATAATAAGCTCTACATTATTTGGGTGCATGATTTTAGTTACAAATAAATCTCCAGTTAAGGTTCCGTATCCGCTCGCAGCAAAAGAATAGTCTTCTGTGAATTGAGTAAATAGTATTTCGTGCTGGCCTCCGGGATTGCTATAGTTACCAGAGAATGGCAAAAGATCTATTTGCTTGAAGCCAATCCTATTTGTAAAAACTTTAGTTCCAGAAACTGTTTGATTGTTAGAAGCTAAGTCTAAGAAGTTACTTCCAGAAGCAGCAAGCGATGTCTCTAAAGAAGTTACTCTAGAATTTAAGTTTCCGCTAACAGTAGATATTTGAGAGAATAGAACTCCACTTGTTCCAGTGATAGTAGCATTTAGCCCAGCAACTTCTCCGCTAATTACTCCACTTACTTCATAATCTAATCCTGTAGTTAATGTAATAGCTGATTGACTTAATCCAGATACTGTAGATAAGTTAGCATTAGTGACATTTAAATCTCCACTTAGAGAAGTTATTTGGCCTTGAAGAAAAGCGCCAGTAGCAACAACAAGATTTGCCGAAGTTCCACTTAGTGAAGTTATTTTGGAGTCTAATATTACTCCAGTATTGCCAAGGTCTCCGCTTAGAGAAGTAAAGTCAGGATCAGAAGCTACAGAAGACAAATATCCAGATGGGTTGCCAACTGGATAATAACTTTGATCTGTAACACTTACTACATAACCAGATAGCTCAGGCTGGTCTATCTGCTTAATCCTGATTAGATTAGCCATTTAATAAAATTACACAGAATTATCGGCCTTCAGATAAGATCTTCTGTACATCTTTGGATATTTTCTTTTGCTTTGCCTTGGTCTCTGATGGAGCTTGATAAGCAGCAACGTGTCTTTGAAATTCTCTCTCTAGTCTAGAAATTAAGATCTCATGGTTATCAGTTGGGAGCATGCCAACCTTCATAGCGTGAGCATGGATGTCGCTCTTATTTAATGATCGAATATAAGATTTATACTCCTCAAAATCATTAGTGCCATATTTAGAAATTCCAGTATCTCCCCAGATTTGATCTAGAGTAGTTGGTCTTCCAGTCTCTTCTTTGGCGTCTATTTGGTTTAAGTCCTTAAGCTTTGATTTTTTAGCCATATAAAAATTATATTCTGATAAACAAAATAAATCAAATAAAAAACCCGCCGGGTTTCCCCAGCGGGTTTTGTTTAAACCGAACTTATTATACGATGATGCCGGAAAGAGCGCGAGCATCGATACAGATGCGTCCCTCTTCCATTGATCCGTAGAATCCAGCCTTATCGCTTCTTTGTAGGAATTGATCGTCTGGTTGTACGTTGAATTGGCTACCAGTCTCAGAGGTAGTGGCAACAGCGCGGATTAGAGCGCCCTTGGTGTTATCAACGCCAACGAGGATTTGATAAGTAGAAGGATCGAAAGCTACACCGAGAGTAGAGGTCTCAGAGATGTAAGAATCGAAGAGGATGTTGTACTTCTTGGCAAGACCAAGCTCAATCAACTCAACGATGTTTACGCCATAGATCTCTTGCATACCGGCGTTGCGATAGATCTCCTCTCTCATTCCGTCAGGAAGAGCGATGGCAGACTCAGTGCTGGTTGAAGAGCTACCGGCTGTTCTAACTCCACCAACAGTGTTTAGTGGGTTATAAGCAAAAGCGCGGATCTTCTCCTTGATCTCTGGAGAAACATATAGATCGGTCAAACCGGTGCTATATGGATCAGCAGGAGTACCACCAGCCCAAGACTCATTGATTCTCTTGACGCGAGTCATGAGCTTGTTGAGATCGTCGAGCTTGAATTGTCCAGCAGTTCCAGCAGCAATGTAGTGCTTGAGGGCAGACCCACCTTGAGGAGTAGTAGAGGCTTCACCAAGAGCCTTGAGCATTACGGCCCAAGCATTACGCTCTTGCTTAACCAAGACTTCTTGAGACATACGCTCAACCAACTTAGCGATAATGTCCAAGCGAGCTTGGCGAGCATATCTCTTGTTGATTGAAACAGCGCTGTCTAGACGATAGGTGGCGATCTTTAGCTCTTGGATAGCAGAAACGTCTTGTGAGGTTGGTAGACCACCAGCAAGAGTTTGCGACCAAACGCTAACGTATCCGTTGTTCAACTCTTGATAATAGAGATCAAGAGGATAGCTTGGAGAGTCATTCTCATCGAATGGAGCGTCGGTATAGATTTGAGAAGCTGTACCAGCTTGCAAAATAACTCTTTGAATAACAGGTCCGAGGAAAGCGGCGAAAGCTTCTGAAGCTTCGGCAGCAACCAATCTGTTTTTAGAACCAAGAGCTTTGATTAGCTCTACTTGTTCAGGTGTATTTTTTAGTTTAATTCTCATGTTAATTCCTTTGTATTAGAGAGCCAATTTAACGAGGGTTTCGCCATTTGTATCAGCAGCTCCAAGGAACTTACCAATAGCAACGTTAGCAATACCGCCGCCTCCGGTAGAAGCAGTGATTTGTCCGGTTCCACCAGCGTAAGCAGTGCCACCAGCGCTTGGGGTTCCGAGAACTCCTTGAACTAGGAAGATGCCGCGAGTAACTACTGGGACAGCTTGTCCGGGAATTACAGCTTGCATCTCAGCAGCCTTGCGTGGATTGTACTTGAGTAGCTCACCATTCTCGTCGGTGTCTCTGACATCATAGAGCATCATACCGATTGGGGTTTCGCCAGTTGTGCTGGCGACTACCTTAGCAGTTACTCCATAACGTTGAGAAACAACGTTGGTGGGTTGTAGCGTACCGGCTCCTCCGATGAACTCTAGTCCACCGCCAAGCTCAACGCCTGAGTCGTAGTTCTTCCATCCGGTAGCGATCTTAACCAAACTTCCTTTGGTAATGCTGATCGAACCAGCGGACAAACCGGTTGTGTCGTAAGAAAAGAGATTGAGAACATCATGCTCATCATAATCTCTGAAAGGTCTTAGTTTATAAGCCATATTTTATCCTTGTATTATGTGTTTTTTTGTTTATCCAATTACGAACCCGTCGTAATTAAAAGCTTGTTTATACTTCTCGAAAAGAGTAGCATCTGAAGCGGTGGAAGTAGCAGCTATTGTGGCTGTCTTCTTCTCTCCCTTTTCAGAGACCTCATCGAGAACCTCAGAAGCGGTAGCGGAAGACTTGGCCTCTTCTTTCTTCTCTTCCTTTTGCATACCCTTCTTTTTATTCTTCATGAATATTGCCATCTTATTCTTATAAGCGGCGAATGAATCATCATCTAGCCCAGCAATATCAGAAGCAATAACTTGTCTGGATTCGTCATCCAAATCATACTCAGCATCAAAAGCGCTCATTCTCTCATTGAACAACTCATTGGCCAAAATCTTTTGCTTCTCAACTTCAGAAGCCTCTAGAGAAGCTTTGAGGGCGGCGATTTCTTTTTCAAGAACCTCTTGCCCGGCCAAAAGTGTGCCATATTGCTCTTTGGCGGCTTGGAGGGCTTGTTCAACAGAAACTTTTTCAGCGGCGAATTTCTCGGAAGCTGACTTAAGCTCTTGCTCAATAAGATCAGAAATTTGAGAAGCTGTTGCTTGCTTCAAATTCTCATCTGTGATATCTTTGATGCTTTGAATTTTCATAACGTTATTGTTAATAATTGTATTTACATCTAATTTCTCAATTTTGGAAATATTTTCTTCAGCTAGTGCTTCTTTTGCTTCTGATTTTAGCGTAGCTACTCCTTTTACATCAGCCGCTGGTGTTTCAGTTAAGCCAATACCCAAAGGAACAACGTTGCCTATTACTTTTCTATAAATAGATTTGGTTTTGTCTAATTTTCCTGATCCACCAAATGCTCTAAGATTGCTTTTTATAGAATCTATTTCGCTTGCGTCAGAAATAAGAGCGCCATCTTCTATGTTTTTAGACTCTCCATCAATCATTACAACATTATACTCATTAAAGCCAAGCTCCCAGCTTGCGCTCACTGATTGATATTTGTCACTAGTAGCATCGCTAGATTCCTCAATCTTATCAGCAAGATGAGGATTAGCTATTTTCCAAATTACGCCGCCGAGGGTGATATTAAATGGCCCTTTTAAGTCTTTGACTTGTTCTTCTGTAAGTGAAGCGTCTGACCCAAACTCACTGAACCCGGCAGTTAAAATTACGCCAACAATTTTTTCTCTATTGTGTTCAATATTAATTGGCTTATTGATAAAGTCTTTATAAGAAGCAATAGCAGTATCTGTATCTATTACGTCTCCATTCTTATTGACTCTATTTACAACAGCAGCATTAAATGCAACAGGAAGCAAATCAACGTTCTTCTCTGTATCTACATTAGGAATAAAATTCCCTACTTCCATCAAGGAAGCTAGTGCTAAATACTTGTCTTTCTCTTCTGAAACTAGTGGTTTGAGAATAGAACTAAATGTTGTAGTATATTGAAAGCTCATAATTAAATTTCGTACCATTTTTCCGCATTTGTATCTTCGTCCAAATAAAGATCATCTGGACTATCAAAATCAAAATCTCCAATTTCTAAAATATCTAAAGAAGCTTGAGTAAAGTCCTCCTCTTCTGGCTCCCAAGAATCAGAAACATCAATAACATTTAAAGAAGACTTTGCTACATCTTGATCAGCTTTTCTGTAAGCATCCTTAACTTTGCCGCCAGACATCATTCTCAAAAACATGTTTACTCTTGCCATTGCCCATTGGCCTCTTGTCTTGCCGGGTCTATGAGAAGAGCTAAAAGCTCCAGCGCCTCTTCTATAAACTTTCTTTAGCTGAGATAAGCTGACTTTTCTTGAACTCTTAGCGTTGTGCTCTTTGACTTTATTTTTTAAAGCCTCAATTACCTTTTTAGAAAAAGAAATTGCATTATTTGACTTTTCTCCAGCAGAGCCGGGCTCATTCTTAGAAGATCCGCTTCTTTTCTCCGAAGGCTTTGCTGGTGTTTGTGCTGAACTTTTAGGCCCCGGTCTCTTGGCTTCAATTTCTATATTTAGCTGCCCCGCCTTGCTCCTAGCATCCTCTCCTTCGGCTGAAGCGCATTGCTTGCCGATAAAACCGACATCCTTATTTAATAAATCAATGGAAAACTCTTTCTTATCAAGAGCTTTGCTATAATTTCCATTTTCTATTTCAAAATTCATTTTAGAATATTATTGAATATTACACTTTTTCCAAAGAAATTTGACTATGATTTAGTATAGCTGCTGAAAAAAGATCAACAGAATGCTCTTCTGCAATCTCTAATAGTTTATTTATTTTCTCTTGATTGTCTTGTTTTCCTTCGCAATAAGCCTTGATACTATGGTCCCAATTTATCTTATCTTCATTAATTATTATACTTTGAGCCATTTGTTCTGCTACGGCTTTTTGTTCTGTGGTTAAAGACTTTTTCTTGTGCTTCTTTTTAAGAAATTCTTCTACTTTAGAAGCTAGAATTTCATATTCTTTAAAAATAGTAGATACGCCTTTCATCGAATAAGAAGCTAAGGCTGGAGCTTTTTTATTCCCACCACTTGGAGATGTATTTTTTGTTGATTGAGGAGCTTTTGCACCTTGAGGTCTTCCGGTATTTAGTCCTCCAGCCGCGCCTGCGCCACTAGCAACAGGAGCATAGAGACCTTCGTCTTTGAGTTCCTTGAATTTTCTTTGAGACTCAACAGACTCATCAAATATTGGCAGTCTTCCAGTTTCAATAGCTTGAATTCCCTCTTCTGGAGTTAAAACGCCAAGCTGAACTAGCTGAGCAGAAACTCTTTGCCAAACAGAAGAATCTTTAATGTCTATTTCTTCAAAATGAGGAGTTGGGAAATTTTTGAATCCCATATTTTTGCAGAGTCTCTTAATCTCTGGTGCCAAAAAGTCATTTAAGAAAGCTTGGCGACCTTGCTCTAGTCTTTGGAAGAAGATATTTACTTTGATGCTAGTAGCTGAGAACTTCTCATCTCCAACTAGAATGTTATTCAATCCTTGCTGGATGTCCGTATTGACTACTTCGTACTTTTTAGGATCAAGAATATTAGCAATATCAGGAATAATAAACTGAGCCTTAGTAGTGAAATCAGAAACAAGAACTTTTCCTACTGATTGATTTTGGAAAAGAGCTTGCATGGCTTCAATGTTCTTTTGATTGATATTTAAAGCGCCGCTCTTCAATTCAGAGCCCATGGTAATCAATAGAACAGCTTGTTGAGTTGTTCTAGTTAAGGCCATGTCCATCTTTTTCATTTCTTGCTTCCAGTTGATGTCTTCCAATACTGGAAAGCCCATAGGAACAGAGAATGGCTCATAATCTTGCTTCTTATAAAATACAGCAGAGACTTGTTTAGTGTCCAAAGGAATAGTTATATAAGCTCCAGCGCCAGAATAAGTCTTCTTCTGAATCTTAAGACGATTATCTTCTGTCAAACTTCTAAGAACTTCTCTATCTTCATCAGTAGTTGGGTTTCTTAGTCTTTGGAGTTCGTAATCTGTCAATATCTTATAGTAGTTTCCATTAACGAAAGAAATATTGCCACCATATTGAATGTCTGCTGGATTCAATATCATGTATTTAGATGGAAGCTCTAAAGTATTTGAAGCCGCTGAACATTCTGAGCCAAAAACCTGAGTAATCTTGGCCAAATCATCTTGCTTGACCTTGTAATCAAATCTATAAATAAAAACATTTCCAGATCTGTAGTATTCTCTGAAAAACTTATCTACGAAGTTGTCGACATTGATCTTCTTAAATAAAGCCTCTAGAAAATCTCTAGACTTTTTGTTGCCTCCAGTAAAATAAATTTTACTACAAGAGAACTCTGTCATCAAATCAATTACATTTCTGAAAGAAGAGAAATTGTAATAAGCCTTTTGGCAAAGTATTACGGCGTCTCTAACATTGAGGGCGCTCTTGTTAGAAACATTGTGAGAATACTTAAAAGGCACTAGACCATAATCTATATTATGGAACCTATCTGTTCTTTCAATGTCGCCAGCCAAATTTCTACGCGCAGGGATCGGAGTATTCTCCGTAGCCGCAGCAGCATAGGCCGTCATCATTGGCGTAATTTCTTGTGTCTTAGGCTTTCTCATTTTTATAAAATCATTAAGTAATTTCCACTACGGAATAGAGTCCCAGAAGGGAGAGTTCCCGTTTGGTTTTGGTTTGGAAGGTTTGGCATTAGCACATATCCAGATATGCCGCTCAAAACTACCGACTTTCTATTGGAATGACCCAATACTAAAGTATAATCATCAAAAAGTTCTAGCATTGGCAAGCCAGCAGAGTCAGCTACTGCCCATAAAGAACTATTTGCTCCTGTCTCGTAATAACTTACGAAGGTTCCTGCGTTTCCTACCACGGAAGCATAGCCAGAACTTGCAATTATAGATATAGAACTTGGAGTATTAATGCCGCTAAGGTTTATTCTTTGGGCTGATACTGGTGAATTGAAAATTTTAGTTCCAGTGAAATTGAAATTTGCTCCGCTAACAATGCTATTTATAGTAGCAGCATTTGAAGAAGCAGTAATTTGAGAATTTAAAACTCCAGATACAGTGTCTGTATATGTTTTTGCGTATCCGCTAGAAGTATCAATTTTAGTATTTAAGACTCCACTAGCTCCAGTGACGCTGGCATTTAGATTGCCGCTGACAGAAATAATATAACCGCTAAGAGCAGTGTCCGTTGCTGTTAATGAAGCTCCAGAAGATTGCAGTCTAGCAGAAAGAGCGCCGCTAACATTATCAGTATATAAATTAGAATTTATTCCTGTGCTCTGAATAGAGTTCGCCAAAATTCCTGAAACGTTATCTATCTTTGTGTTTAGAGTTCCTGTTGCAGCATCGAGAGCGTCTGAATCTAAAAATCCAGAAGGATTGTCCACTAGTGGATAGTAATTTACGTCTCCAACTTCTATAAAGAAGCCAGAAAACTCAGCTTGATCCACCTGTTTCCTCCTGACTAAATTGGCCATACTATTTAGGAATTACACTAAAACATTACAGGAGTAAAAGTAAATGTGTTATTTTCTACCTGCTGTTTCATAATGTCATTATAACATTTAACTCCCCAGTTCGCCAACATAAATGCAGAATAATTATCTTTTCTGGCTCTCGTTGCTGAAGATCCTCTCTTCAAATGCTGCGGCAAATCAAAGTTTTGCATGCCTCTAGAAGTCGTAGTATATTCTACTAGAGAGCATTGCTTTTTTGTTTGATAAATAAAGTCGTCTTGGTTTTCTATAAAGTCTAGACTGGTCCAATCTTGTCTATCAGCAGTAAATATAAGATCTCTTGGAATTGAAGTATCTATTACTTGACTAAAGAACTTTTCATTAGAGCAAGTTCTAGAAGCAAACAAGACTTTCTTATAGTCTATGCAAGCTTGCAAAAATTCATTGCCCTTTCTGATGAATCCAGAAGAGAATACTTGATTAAATGCTATCCTATGTTCTGATAGGTTGTATTGAGATTTGGCGCTTCTTAATTGAGCGTCGTACTCTGCGCCTTCAGCGTCCGCTGCGAACTCAAGAGTCTTAATATTTATTTTATTTGCTTTGAAGACA